AACCTGTTCCATACCCACCACCACCTCCACCAGCAACAACAAGGTACTCAACAGCGATAGTCGTGGTATACAAAGGCCAAATATTTTGGCTACGTGCTAACTGCGCCTCTGTCAGTGACCAGACACCTTTGGCTGAACTCAAACTTGGGATGTTTGCGGGGCCGATTATCCCGCCGTTACCTCTGGGCATGGCGACTCCTAGCTAATATCTTCGTAGCTGCAAACAATCTTCAAATCGCTTGCTGTGCCAGCCGTAGCACCTAGTGATGTATTTTCCTCAAGATAAACATAAGCATCTTTGTCAATCACCACAAGCGTTGCATCCGCTGGCACTGAAACCGTAGAAGCAATCGGCGTTGCTGTACCACCTAGCGCAGCAGCAGAGTAGTAGTTGATTGTGATTTCAGCAGCACTCGTTCCATCCACGTTGGCTACATAAAGTGCATTAACCTTTAACACCTTACCGGATGATGCAGCGTTGCTGAGAATTGACGTCGCTGAAGTTGTACTCAAATCAACCGTAACAGTCTTACCATTAATCGTGGTTGGTGATACTAAATTCGGTGCTGTCATGTTTTATCCCCAAATCATTGCTGGCATGATCCCACCGCCGCCAGACACGGGCGTAGCGCCGGGAGAAGAGTTCACAACAAGCCACTTAGCACCTGAAGGAATCGTGACCGACACACCCGATGAGATTGTCACTGGGCCGACAGATATGCCGTTATACCCAGCCGTTAGTGTGTAGTTGCTTGATATGGTCTGCTTGGATTCAAGAATTGTGGATGCGCCACCACCGCCACCAACTGTTGTCCAAGCTAAAACCCCGGTACCATCAGTTGTTAAAGCCTGTCCTGAAGAACCCGCACTGGTAGGAAAAACAAGCGTTACGTTCCCGCTTTGAGATGTGCTTGGGCGCAACGTTAATGTGCCTGCGCCCCCTGTATTTTTCTCAAAAACTATTTGTGCGTATCCAGCACCAACAGACTGAATATAAACTTGATCGGCAAAAGTCGCTTTGCCGTTGTCATCTAATGTTGCGTAGTTACTATTCTGGATCAGCCGCCCTGTTGTACCGTCAAAACGTACAAACGCGTTGTCCGTACCTGAAGCAGCACCAACCACATTACCGTATTGCGAAGCAGGGTAAGTAACAAAGACTTGCTTGGTGCCAGCACCAAAATTAACTAAGCTGCCTGAGTTGCTTGAAGCAAGGACCGTGGTCCGTGCCAGCGTTGTCCCGCTCGATGTGTAAGTACCTAGGCCAACCTCCCAAGTACCAGCGGTTGAATCGACAATCGTGTAAAAGGTAGTGTTCCCGTTACCAACAACGGAGAACGATTGGAACCCCGATACCGCACCAGCAAGTGTTACTGTGCCGGTGCCTGTAGTTGTCGTCGTTTCCTGTACACGATCCGCAAGGACAAGGGCCATATCATGCTGACAAGCTGAAGGTGTAGGTTACTTGCAAGGTGTCACCGTTAACAACCGAGCGGTCACCGCCAGTAAAGTCAGAAGCCGAGAACAAAGTGCCCGATGTACCCGAAGCAGCACTTGCCAAGAACGCACCACCAACCGTAGCAGAACTTGTGATGCTGTATGAAGCCTTACTTGCTGAGTTCGTAACAACTGAGGGATTAGCTGTGGTTGCAGCAGCAAACGTAGCAGCAGGACGGCTACCCGAGTAAGGCGTAATTTCAGTCCAGCCCGCATGTGAAGCCAGCGTATCTGAAGCTGCCGGGGTGTTAGAAGCACCTGCGCCATAAAGCCCAATATACCAAGACGTGATTCTTGCGGTAGCACCATCAAGTGCCGTGCCAGCCATATACTGAAGCCCAACGTTAACAACGAGGTTCTTGGATTCAGCCGTCCACTTGAGTTTGCCATCTTTGTCATAGCACTCAAACGTGAATTTACCCATAGCACGGGCACCTTCCGACGAAGCAGGACGAGCAATTAACCCGCTTGCAGTGACATCATTAGCTTTAGCTTGTTCCATCATGAAATCCTTAATACAGAGTCGGTTGCGCCCATCGGCGGAAAAGTAACTACAAGGTTAGAGGCAGTCTTGGTTATTGTCTGCCCAAAGTTTAAAACACAAACTGCACGATTACCATTCGTTGAATTGTAAATCAATGCCCCAGCGCATGTAAGAGTAACGTTTGAAAAGGTTGCGTCGTCAAACGACCAATACCCCGTGTTACTCGCTGCAAGTGGTGTGATGTTTGTAAGTGCAATGCCACCAGCGGTGTAATTGGTTCCACTCGCCTCGTTTGATGTCGTATAGACAGTGGTATCCGCTCCGAGGGTAGCATTAGCGGTGTAGAGCGCAAGGTAAAAAACATCTCCCGTACTCCTTGTAAAGTTGTGCAGTCCTTGGGCTACTTCTGCCTTAAAACTTGTGCACATAGTCTGAACGATTGCCATACTATCTCACCGGATACCGAACTTGCCCAGACCTGTAGGCGTCCTGACGATCCATACCATCACCAAGACGTTTAGCAAGTGTCATAGCTTCATCGTACTTTGACTGCACAGCAGCCATCATAGGTTCTTCAGCTTTAATGAAGAAATACCCCTCACGAAGCGCACCGTACAGCAGTACCGTATCAAAGTTTTCACTAAGCCACGTCGTACCCGCCGTCACAATAGATTCTGGGTAGTAGTAATAGTGAAGCTCAACGTTGTAGCTTGCATCGGGTGTTGGCCCGAGAATAAAACTTAATTCGTTTGTAATTGTCTGGCTAACGACATAGGGACCAAAAATAGCGTAATGCCGTGGGCGTCCTGTGTTTCCTGACCCTGTGGGTATGGGGTAGGCTTCACGAATAAAGTTAACGTCTTTATTAAGCAGGTAGTGATACCGCCCAGTTGCATCAATAACCGCCATACTATAAGGCGCAAGAAAATCATCAGGGCATGTCAGGTATGGATTATTAGCTGACGTACTACCAGTAACGTTTTTACGTATGGATGGAAACTGTACTGAATTAAAAATGCGCTGCTCAGCCTGCTGAACAAATGTAGCAAGCTGATCGTCAGAACTCCAGACCGTGCCGGAGTCTGTCATATTTATCGTCGGGAAGTCGTTTTCGACGTACCCTCGGATCGCAGTTTTTAATTCAGCGTAATTCACGCCATCGGACCCCGACTCATAACACCTTTAGTGGCAGCACCCGCACCGCGCATCTTAATACCCGAAGTTTTTACCTCGTTGTTGACTCGTTTGGTTTTATTGCCAATCGTCATGTCAACGGTATCAACTGCACTATGATCAGGACCAGAACCAGGGTTGGCTTCAACCTTGGTCTTTTTACCCTTCATCGTGTGAGGTTCGGCATAGGTTGACGCAGGGCCAACTTCTTTACCGCCTTTCTTCATGCTGTAGCTAGCCATTACCGCATCCCCTGATTACGGGCGCGAGCCATATTCCGACCCATCTTCCGCATGTCCATACCCGTCGGACCACCCTTCTTAAGTTTAGTCAGTGGGGCACCTTTATGCTTGGCTTTCTCATGCTTATGCACAGCACCGGCAATCATCTTTTTGTCTTGCGCTAAATCTTTCTTATCCATTATGGACTCCTAAGAAACGGTGACTGAATTAACAGCCCCAACTCCAATCAAATCATTTGGCGTAAGTCCTGTATCGAACCACCGCGCCCCACCAACAGGATACCAGCCCCATTGTATAACTCGACTGCCACCTAATGGAACCCCATTCTCATCTTGGCTTGAATCATTATTGACAGGCTCAATTCTTAACCCATTAACACCCGATTGATAATACGAGTTGGAATCAACTCTGGGGTTACGTATAGCTTGCGGGTCATAAACCGGATACATACCAAGCTGGAGCTGCGGCTGGTCGGGTTCCCAGCATTCAGGACAGACAAGAATATTAACGTTCTTGGTTTTGATGACGAGGGATTTAAGTTGTTTCAGCTTAAAGCGAAAGTTACACCTATCGCATTGCGCGATGGCATATTTACCCGCTGCAAACTGATTGGGCATTAGAAGCTCCCGGTATTACCCAGATACATCCTACGAGGCACAAACCGAACTGCTGCCTTTTCACGATCCTCACCAGCAGCGAAGTTCCACTGCTCTTCATAAGCAGCTTTAAGCATCTGAAGCCGCTCTAACCCTTCAGGAATTTTTTGTGCGATGTAGTACGCCAACCCTGCTGTGATGCAAGGCAGAAATCTAAACGGCATATCTTGAGTTTGAATCCCATCGCCAGCGTTCTGAACGCGGCGCATCCGCCAGTAGACTACTTGATAATAGGGCGCGGCTTCGGTACCTTGGTCAGGTACGGGCCAAACTGTGAATTGGGGGTAGGCTGTTGCAGATGGAGAATAGCTGCTGGTGGCGGGGTAGGTCGCTCCAGAGTTGCGGCTGATGTAAATCTGTATCGGTCGTGCTTGAGAAAGTTTGTTTGGGATTGTGGCGTAGGTGGAGACACTAATCCGGGTAAGTGTGAGGTCAGCTTGCGTAGAGGCATTCCCAGCTCCCGTTCTTATAACGTGCTCAAGCAAGTCAATGGTGTCGTTCGGTAAATCGTACGTCGCAGTGCCCTGTACCAAATTCTTCGTGCCCTGCTCAATCGTCCACATATTGATGCCACGATTTGCCCACTCTATCGTTAGTAGGTTCATCGAACGACGTGCAGTACGCAGGTCGTAGCCCGAGCGCATCTCCCGACCAGCCCTTTCAAAAGCTTCCTCGGCTATGTCAGTAAACTCAAGGTTAAAGTCGGTTGAACCGCTAGTGGTCATCTAAATCTCGCAGTCTTAGCGGCAATTTTTGCCGGTTGTTTAACAAACTGCTTACCTGCGCTTTTTCCAGCTCGTTTTGCCTTTGTCGTTGCAGCGTATTCTGAAGGTGTAAGAGACTTAATTGCCGCCTCCGGGAGGTATCGTTCGCCAGTTTTGCTAGACGGTTTACCACTTTTTGTCCGCCATTTCTGATCCCCCCAAGCCTTCAAACTTTGCTGCGGCGCTTTCAATCTCGGTAACCCCCACCTGCGGCTTTGTACTTCTTAGCTACAAGCTGTGCCTTCCTCGCGGACCATTGCCCTGCGCCTGTGCCATGTGTGGCTGCGGCTTTGACTTGAGAAACGATGCGTTTCCGAAGTTCAGGTTTAGTGTAGTTACCCGCAGCATTCACCTTGCCACCTTCAGCGTACTGAGTGAAATCAGTATCATCTCGCCTCGCTTTACGCTTGGCAGTAGGCATTTTGGAGGGGGCTATAGCCCCCATACCGCGAGACGCCATCATCTCAGCAAGCCTTACCGCCGTAGGCCATTTTCTTAACTTTACCGCCACCAGCCATCTTGATTTGCGTACCTTTGGTTTTACCCTTGACGGCAACACCATCACGACTAGGAGCTGCGGTCTTCACTGCACCCATTTTTGTGGGGGCTACGCCACCACCTTTAGCCATCTTTTTCATCGTAAATTCCTTTCCAACGGATTGAGAGACACCTACTTTTTTAGCAAACTTCGGGTTGTGAGCCACCGCTTGCATGAACTTCTCTTGCTTTGCGCTAACTGCTGGCATTACTGTTTCCCTTTAGCAAGCGCATCAATCTTAGCTTCAAGCCTTTCAAAACCTGAATCAAACCGCTCCATGATCTTTTCAAGATCCGCACGAACTTCCGCACGAGTAATGTGATCACGGGCAATTTCTTCACGGGTACGGTTTAGCAGAATTTGAATCCGCTTTTGTTCATCCGAGGATTGTTTCAGCATGAACATTACCAAACCCACTAAAAACGACGTGATTAGGTTCCAAACCAGAGCGCCTGTTTCCATTTAGCATTGCTCCACCTTAGCTCTATACGCATCCCATTCAGGGGCGTCAGACGAAGCATAGAGATATTGCGCCGCAAACTCTAACAACATTGGATCGTCTCGAAAATGTCCTAAACCCCGGTTGCAATGACTACAAAGCATACCTCTTACTTCTCCAGTTACATGATCGTGATCAACAACCAAAGACCCACCATCTCCACAAATTACACATTGCGTAACAGTTGCTTTTATATTTGCTAAAGCTTCATCCGTGATTACAGCACGAAACTTTCCTCGACAATTAGCATTTCTATACGACGCACGGCAGCTACGACACCAACTATCTAAACCGTTACGTTTTTTATTATGAGGTGGAAAGAACTCAATTGTTTCTGGTTTTTCCTCTTTACAGCGAGTACAGGTCAACATTTCCATGCTCGCAACGCCTTATTGATTCTACTGTTAGGGTCTTTTGCTGTCTCTGCTGAAGTGTTCTTTTTCTTATGCCCTTTCATTCGAGCACAAAAAGAATCCCGGCGAGACCCGCCTTCTGGCTGTGGGGGTTTGAGTCCGGGTTTCCCCGGATTCGCTGCGTTATAAGAAGCTCTGCCTTTGGCGTTGAGTCCGCCTTTTTCAGATTTACCTTCTTTCCTCTGCCACGCCGGAGACTTAGCCATAGAACACCGTCACTTTTGCATTTGACAGGGTTGCGTACGCGCTAGTGAAACAGCGTACACCTTCGGCAGGGATAATAACGTTGAAGGTTTCTCCGCCAGCGATTGTGTTGATGGTAAACACCGTCGTACCGCCCGACCCACCATCTTTAACAACCACGCTACCGGCAGAAGCCCCCGGTTCAACAACCAACCCGCGTATGCGGGTTGGGTACGCGCTAATATCCCCAGAAGCTGCTAGTGAAACAGCCTTTACGTCCGTTTGCATCATGGCGATGCTCCTTCATTAGACGTTTTGCTGACCGAGGTATGGATCAGTGACGTAGTACAAGATTTGACCAGAAGCCGTACCGCCCGTAGGAGCGTCGCCTGTCGTAGCGCCAGCAGTGATTTTGACCATCTGAGTAGCAGACATAATCGCCCCCATATCGTCACCTGCCGTAGCCGTGGACCAATCAAATACTTGTTTACCTGCGTCAGCATCACCCGCAGCAATTAAGCCGTTAGGATCAGAAGCAGAAGTGTCAGAGTAGCCAATCCAGCCCATATCAAACGTGGGGGTCGTGCCACCTGTACCAGCAGCGTTGATGTTAACTTGAACAACAACTGCGCCAGCAGGGAGAATTACCGGGGCTGTATTAGAAGAAGAAATTTGAACCGCTGTCGTATCAGCAGCAGTTGGGTCAAAATAAAACTGGGCCACCATAAGTCCGGTGCCACAGTAAGCGGTGCGAGTCTGATCGCCACCGCCCGAACGCCAAATCGATTGGGTTGTTGAAACTGCCATGATAATTCCTTATGCACAAGTCGCTTGCTAATCGGTGCATCGTCTGCTGGGACAGTTTAGCAAGCTGGTTTCCCAGATACCTACAGTATAAATAAAAAAGGGGGTTTTGCAACCCCCTTTTCGCAGCCTGATTAGGCTCCCTGAGATCCGTAGATTCCAAGAGGATCAGAAACACCGAATGAATAACGCTCACGAGCTTTGTAGCGAACGTTCCCCGTGTCGAAATCGCCATCCATTGAATTTTGTAACGGTGTGCGTACAAAATGCTTCAGGCCGTTAGGAACATCGGTCGTCAGGAACCAAGCGTTGGTATCGGTCAAGAAGTGGTTAACCGTATAACCCTCGGGGATCGAGCCGTTGTTCTTCAGGGCGTTAATGTCGTTGTCGTTAGTACCGACACGGAGTTCGGTTTCCAACAGGCGAGTTGCCACGAACATCAAAGCAGGAGGAACGATAAGTTTGCGGGGTTTAGCAGCGATCAAAAGCCCACGTTCATCAGTCCACGCAGCGATCTGAATCACTGCATTTTCCAACGAAGTTTCGTTAAGATCCACGCCCGTAGCGGTCGTGTTGCTGTTAGTGCCACCAGAAACCAGCGGATGTGCTGTGGAGAACAGAGTCTGACCGTCACCGTAAGTTACGGTAGAAGCCCAACCGTTGTTCAGAACCGCAGCAGCTTTAACCTGCTTGGTATAAGCCATCGACCGTGCAAGTGCCTTGGTATAACGAGCCGACAAACTGTC